CTTATCCCTTACTGTACACCCAATGCTCGCTATGGACGCTACACGGCTTCCTAGAGGCTCTAGGCCAGAAGTACGTCCAGGTAAGATTGTTTTAACAAACGGCGATCCTAGACAAGTACTACAACCTTTTAACTTTGGGCAAGTAAGCCAGATTACATTTGAGCAAGCCAATGCACTACAAAGAATGGTACAGATGTCTACAGGAGCGATTGACTCTGCTGGCATCCCTGGTAGTATCAACGGGGAAGCTACCGCTGCTGGAATTAGTATGTCTCTTGGTGCTATTATTAAGCGGCACAAACGCACACTAATAAACTTCCAAGACTGTTTCTTAATACCGTTTGTCAAAAAAGCTGCGTGTCGTTATATGCAGTTTGACCCTGAAAACTATCCTGTTGCTGACTACAAGTTCAATGCTACTTCCACACTAGGCATCATTGCTCGTGAGTACGAAGTAACACAACTTGTACAGCTTTTACAAACAATGTCACAAGACTCTCCGCTGTACAGCACTCTCATAGAGTCGATTATTGACAACATGAACCTATCAAACCGTGAAGAACTGACTGCTCGTTTACAACAGGCAGCACAGCAATCACAACCTACTCCAGAGCAACAGCAGTTGGCTCAGGCTGCACAACAGGCACAGCTTGCCTTCCAGCAGTCTCAGACAGCAGCGTTGAACGGACAAGCTACTGAGTCACAGGCTAGAGCGCAGAAGATGGCTGTAGAAACTCAGTTGGCACCACAAGAGCTAGAGATTGATAGGATCAAAGCTATCACAACCAACCTACAGGCTGGCGACCAGGATGACAAGGAGTTTGAACGTAGGCTGAAGATGGCACAAACTATGCTGAAAGAGAAAGAGATTGATCTCAAAATCGAACAGCAGCAACAACAAGGACAGTAACATGGTAGTAACCTCCGTACAGTTTCAAAACGCTATTGACCAAATCAACGCCAAGTTTGCAGAACTGGAAAACAAGATTAAGGAACTAGAAGCAAAGAATGAAACGAAAAGGACAACGCCGACGCGCAAGACTAAACAAGAGGCTGCTTGATGGCAAAACCACGAAAAGGAAAAGCGAAAGTAAAGATAACTTCTAGGGGTAGGAGAGTTTCTTATGGTCAGGCTGGCCCAGCAAAAGGCGGTGGCCCTAGAGTTAGACCTGGAACTAAAAAAGGCGATAGCTACTGTGCTAGAAGTTTAGGTATCAAAAAACGATTGCCTAAGAGCAAACAGAATGATCCTAATACTCCAAACAACTTATCACGTAAACGCTGGAAATGCGTAGGTGCTAAGTCAAGAAGATCATAAGGATTATGACCATGATAGAAGCTGACCTTGTTCCTGTAATTGAGAACCCTGAAACAAGCGTTATAAGATTAAATGCAGAAACAATTTCTTACCTCGGAGGTTCTTTAGCTCAAGCACAAGACATGGACGTACAGGAAGAACTTTTGGGAATGATTAAAAAACATTCTGATTTTGTACTACAAACTAGCGTGAAGATAGTAAACAAAAAGTCCGGCAGTTTACGGGCAGTATGACAAGGAAAAAACAATGACTGATGGAAGCATTAGAATACCCCAGTGGGGGCTACCTATAGGCGCTGCTGCTGTAAGCCTAGCAGTTGCTTGGGGCGTACTACAGGCTAACACTGCGCACGCATCAGAAGACCGTGAGCGCATAGCCCAGATAGCAGAGCAAGCTGCGGCAAAGGCACAGGCCAACGGTCAAGCACAAGCAGTGACGGAGCAGAAGGTCGAAGCAATCGTCAACTCGTTGGCTCGCCAGGAGAAGATCCAAGAGAAGACCAACGAACAGATACAAGCCTTGGTGCAAGCTCTCTTGAGCAAGAGTTAGACTATGACCCAGAAAATCCAAGACTGTTCTGTGATATGCGAGAGTACAGAATGTTGCGGTATGTGCAACCCCCAGCAAAACGACACAGGGTTGCGAGAAAATGGCTGTTGTTTAACAAAGGCAAATGCGGGTACGGAGCGGAAGTGTATGTGCGTAACCAAGGCCCAAGAATCCTTGGCACAGCATGGGACAGCAAACTAATAGTTTTAACATGGGACTTAAAACGTCCTGAAGCTGTTAGAAAACAAGCTGTTCAGAAAAAGAGAAGAATATAATGGGAACTATGCTAATCTTTATGCTGGTTATTCTTGAAAAGAATGTACCTACGCTTGAGATAGCATTCAGAGAGTTAAGTAGCTGCATTGAGTATAAAACAGCGTTAGTGCATCAAGATGTGTCTAAGCACGCAATCGTGATGCCAAGAACTAGACATTTTGATGCTTATTGTGAACCTAGATTAGTCCCTGTGTCTGACGTAGGGACTAAACTATTACTTAGAGACCCACCTACACCTAAAGGAGATTGATATGCCTGGATACGGTATGAGCTACGGAAAAAACGGCGGAATGAAAAAGAAAAACAAGACTATGAAAAAGAAGCCAATGCGCAAGCCGGTTAGCAGAAAAAGATAAAATAATACTTGACTTTTTGTCAAAAGTATGATATAATCTAAAATGTATCTTAAATCATTAAGGGAATACATAAGATGACTAAAGAACTTGAAGTTTACTTTGCTAACTACTTTGAGATGTTCCGTTCAGAAGGTTGGAAACAACTTCTTACTGATTTGAACCAAAACGTAGCGCAGATAAACTCAGTTGAATTAACAACAGATAATGATAACTTGCACTTCCGTAAAGGACAACTTGCAATACTCGCTACTCTGTTTAACTTAGAAGCTCAAATACAAAACGCTGAACAAGAAGCTAATGAGCCTGTACAAGACGACTTAGAGCTAGAAGCCTAATGTATAGACTGTACGACTTCAGGTGTCTTGATGGACACGTATTTGAAGCACTAGCGACTGAAGACCAACACATTATCAGGTGCGAGTGTGGTTACAGTGCTAGAAGGATTATCTCCCCTATTAGGTCTAAACTTGATCCTATCAGCGGGGACTTTCCTGACGCTACTAGGCGTTGGGCTAAGGCCAGGGCGAGTCACATCCAATACGAGAAAAAGCAAAGTTCGTAGCTAGAACCCTTTTTTTAATCTCTCCACAATACTAAGGTACGGAGTTTAATAATGGCTAAAATAATTGAGCGTGAGGATCAGCAAGCGTCTACTGAGGACGTATTTGCAGAACAAGAGCAACCAGAAGTGGAAGAACAGGTAACTCCGAGTGAACCTGAGATTCCTGAAAAATATCAAGGCAAGTCTGCACAGGAACTTGTACAGATGCACCAAGAAGCTGAGAAGCTCCTGGGGCGACAAAGTTCTGAGGTAGGTGAGCTACGTAAGGTTGTTGATAACTACATCCAAGCACAACTCACACCGGCACCACAGCAAGAAGAAAAAGTCGAAGAAGTAGATTTCTTCACTGATCCTGAAAAGGCAGTGGCACAGGTTATTCAGAATCATCCTAAGATTAAGGAAGCTGAAACGGCCACCCAGCAGTACAAGATGCAAACTGCATTGGCTGCACTAAAGGCTAATCACCCTGACATGGAAAGTATCTTACAGGATACAAAATTTGCAGAGTGGATTGAAGCATCCAAAGTTAGGACTAAGCTGTTTGTAGCGGCAGACAAGCAGTACGACTACGAAGCTGCTGATGAACTTTTCAATCTTTGGAAAGAACGTCAACAGATGATTGGTCAAGCTGCAAACGCTGAAAAGCAGAGTCGCAAGCAAGCAGTGCGAACAGCTAGTACAGGCAATGCCAGTGGTAGCTCTGAATCAAGCCCTAAGAAGATCTACAGACGCGCAGACATTATTAAACTTATGAAAGAAGATCCTCATAGGTATGCTGCTCTACAAGATGAAATAATGAGAGCGTATGCTGAAAAGAGGGTCAAATAGTATATCTGAGGAGATATTAAATGACTGATTCTACATATCCCGCGACTGGGGGGTTTGTTGACAATACTAGCGCAGCAACCTTTATCCCAGAAATTTGGAGTGATGAAATCATCGCTTCATACCAAAAGAACCTTGTCTTGGCAAACCTTGTCAAGAAGATGTCAATGGCTGGCAAGAAAGGCGATACTATCCATGTACCTAAGCCTGTACGTGGCGATGCACACGCTAAAGCAGAGAACACTGCTGTAACTGTGCAGAACGCTACTGAAAGCGAAGTGCAAGTATCCATCAACAAGCACTTTGAATACTCACGCTTGATTGAGGATATTACGGATGTACAGGCCTTGTCTTCTTTGCGTCAGTTCTATACTGAAGATGCTGGCTATGCGCTGGCTAAGCAAGTTGACACCGACCTGCACTCTCTGGCTACTGGCCTGGGTAGCGCGGGTTCTACATCTTCCACCTACCTGAACAACGGCGGTACTTTCTTCGTAGACGCTTCTAACGGCCTGTCTACTTACACGGCTGACACTGTTGTTTCTGCTGACGTATTTACTGACGCAGGGTTCCGTGGTATTATCCAGAAGCTAGACGACGCTGACGTTCCTATGGACGGACGTAGCTTCATTATCCCACCTGTTGTTCGTAACACTATCATGGGTATTGATCGCTATGTTAGCTCTGACTTCGTAAACAACGGTCAGGTTACAAACGGCCAGATTGGTCAACTGTACGGTATCGACGTTTACGTTAGCACTAACTGCCCAACTGTTGAAGCTGCTGGTGATAACTCAGCTAGCTCAGTAGACTCTTTGGGCGCACTGTTGCTCCACACTGACGCTATCGTCATGGCAGAGCAAATGGGTGTACGTTCTCAGACTCAGTACAAGCAAGAGTTCCTCTCTAACTTGTTCACTTCAGACACACTGTACGGAGTAGCTGTACTTCGTCCTGCGTCTGGCCTGACTCTGGTCGTTCCTGCTAGCTAATAGCAATTGAGCATGGGGCTGCTTCGGTGGCCCCTAGCTTTCTTTTTAAGGTGAGTATATGTGGCAAACACTAATTGGCCCTATAGCAAACATAGCTGGTACTTTCCTTAAAAATAAAGCTGCTGAAAAGCAAGCTATCCATGAATCCAAGATGCGCCGTATTGATGCGGATGCTGACTGGGAAACTCAACAAGCCGCAGCCTCTCAGTCCTCTTGGAAGGACGAGTGGTTTGCTATTATCCTAAGTTTACCATTGATAGGCGCGTTTATCCCATCAATGGTGCCATACGTTGAGCAGGGGTTCGTTGTATTGTCTACAATGCCAGACTACTACAAAGCATTCCTTGGTGGCGCTATAGCTGCCAGCTTTGGTATTAAAACCCTATCTAACTGGGGTAGCAAGTAATGGCTGAAAGTTTTTTCTATACTGAGCCTTTTGCTTCTGAGTTTGATGTGCCGACTGACTTTCTCGGCGGGGTAGCTGTTGACCGCGAAGAACAAGAAGAAGACCGACAATTAAACATTCCCTCCAATAATGAGGGAGCGCCTACACTAAAAGATTTGGCAGACATTCTAGTAAGTAGCGGTCTTTTACAAAAAACTGTAGCTGATTTTGGCACAGGTGCTGCTGTCGGTGCAGCCACAGGAATAGGAGCAGGAGGCTCCCCAGTATTTAATTCTACTTTTAATGCGTTAACAAGCGCAGGGGCTACGGCAGCAGAGGCAACAGCAGCGGCTAGTCAAGCTGCTGGAGCAAGCGCAGTAGGAGAGGCTTCTGTATTTGGGTTAAACCCAATCACCGCTGCTTACTTATTATATAACGTAGGCAGAGCAGTAGGTAAAAGCATATCAGGTCAAACTGACCCTAACCGTTTTGAGTTAACAAGGCTTCAAAACTATGACCCAAGAGGGGCTTATAAGTTAAAAGATAAAAGTGTGGTACAACGAAATGCAGCACTTAGAGACTTAGCATCTCAGTTAATTGAACTAGGCTGGGATTCCGATAGAGGAATACAACAGCAGCTTACTAGAGATAACGACCCTGCTAAAATACAACAGTTTTTAGAGTTAGTACTTGATAATCCTTTACTTACAGATTTTTATACTGACGTAGGGTATTTATCTGATCCTGAAGAAACTAAAGAATTTTATAACAGTCTTGTAGAGCAAGGTGCTGAAGATACAACAACACAAGATGAAGCAGCTATACGAGACGCTCAGGAAGCGGCTGAAGAAGCCCTGACAGCGCCTGAAGACAACCCCGATGTTATTGCTGCAAACGATGCAGTAACTGAGGCTCAAACAGCAGCACAAGCTGCATCAGACAATGTAACAACTGTTATAAACGAAACAAACGCTTCTGTAACAAACGCTGAAAACTCAGCTAATTTTCTTAGAAGGCGTTATGGGCCTTTTAGTTCTATATACAGATCAGCTAAGAAAAGAGCAGACGCTGCTAAACTAGACGCACAAAATAAAGTAAATCAGGCACGTACAGCAGCTAGTGTAGCTCTAGCAGATTACGAAAACGCTGTAAAGCTACAACAAGGCACCTACAAGGACGCTCAAGATGCTTACGCAGTAGCTCAGGTAGAAGCACGTAGAGCCGCTGAAGAAGCTGCACGTCAGCGTATAGCAGAGCGTAAAGAACAAGAAAGGATACAACGAACCACAGACACAGATGGTGATGGAGTATATGATTTTGTTGACTTGTTCCCCGATGATCCTACTGAGTGGCAAGACTCCGATGGAGATGGCGTAGGGGATGTAGCTCAAAGGTTAGCTCAAGAACAGGCAGCAGAAGCTGAAAGAGAGCGTCAACGATTAGAGGAAGAAGCTAGAAAAGCTAGAGAAGCAGAGGAAGAACAAGAAGAAGTTGTAGTCCCTGTTGAGCCAATACAGCCACCAGAAGAACCTCCATTAGACATAGCTCCACCAGTTGTAGAACCTCCCGTAGAAGAACCCACTACAGGTGGCGGCGGTGACGAAGGAACACCAACAGCAGATCCTGTAGAGCCTGTAGAGCCTGTAGATGACTTTGAAGATCCAATAGAGGGAGATGATCCTGAGTTTCCTTGGGTATACTTAGGCAACGGTGTTTTTAGACACTCTAAAACAGGTGAAGAACTTTATGATGAACAGGTAGAAGAAAACCCTAATTATGTTGTAGGTTCTTTTTATTCAGGGCCAAAGTCTTCTGGTGAAGAAGAAGAAGACAGGGACTTACCTATTGTTCCTTCTCCTTTTGACGATGATGATGAAGACGACATTAGAGAAACCCCAATTACAGTTGACCCTCCAACTATTGATCCTGTAGACCCTATAGAAGATCCCGAACCTGTACAAGATCCTGTACAAGACCCTATAGAAGATCCTACAGGAGGCGTAGCAGACACAGGAACAGGAGTTGGAGACACTGGCACTGGTGGCGGTGAAGGCGGCGGTGATGGGATAGGTAGGGGTCTAGGAGCGGGGATAGGCACAGGATTAGCTGTAGGGCTTGCAGCAGGAATGCTAAAACCAAGAGCAGTTACAAAGACTTTATTTGAAGATTTTGAGTTTAAGAAGACATACCAAGCTCCCGAAATTATACCAGGGCTTTCTGATTTACCTACTTACAAAGCCCCTTCAGTTGGTTTATTCCAAGGAATTATTTAATGAGTACACAATACTTAACATTAGTAAACAGCGTGCTTAGACGCTTACGTGAAGACGAAGTGTCAGCAGTAGCTAATACAACGTACTCTAAGATGGTAGGGGACTTTGTAAACGATGCAAAGAGACAAGTAGAGAACTCGCATGACTGGTCTGCTCTCAGAACTACAATAGTTGTAACTACATCTTCGGGTACTTCAGAATATAGCTTAACAGGTGCTGGTGAACGTATTAAAGTATACAGTGTTATTAACGACACTTCTAATTCTTTCCTCACTTATCAGACCCCCACATGGGTCAACAATGCAGTATATAATACTGGGGCCGTTAGCAGTCAACCTTCTTACTTTACATACTCAGGAGTAGACAGTTCACAGGATACACAAGTTACGCTTTACCCTACACCAGACGGTGTGTACTCTATACGTTTTGATTTGATAGCGAGGGAAAACGAACTAACAAATGACACAGATACAACTGCACTGCCTTCTAATCCTATTGTTCATGCAGCAGTTGCTCTCCTCGCAAGAGAAAGAGGAGAGACTGGCGGCACGACTGCACAAGACTACTTTGCCATTGCAGATCGTCACTTATCCGACGAAATTGCGTTAGACGCATATAAGAACCCTGAAGAATTTATTTACAGAGTCCCATAATGGCTGAGCAACGTCAGAACATATACATCGGTGCGCCAGGGTTCAAGGGGCTTAACACACAGGACTCTCCTGTAACACAAGACCCTGCTTTCGCATCTATTGCTGAGAACGCTGTCATTGATAAGTTTGGCCGTATTGCAGCACGTAAAGGTTTGAAAAAGATAACGGACAGTGCTACGCCTCTAGGTAGCAGTGATGGCATAGAAACTATCTTTGAGTACGTAGATGAAAGCGGAGATAAAGTTGTATTCTCTGCTGGTAATAATAAAGTATTTACAGGAACTACAACACTAACTGACGTAACGCCTAGCGGGTACACGCCTACAGCAAACAACTGGAAGATAGTAAACTTTAACAACCATGCTTACTTTTTTCAGAGAGGACATGAGCCGCTAATTTATACCGACGAATCTGGCTCTGGTGTTTTGGACAACATTGGCGACCATTCGCACGCTACAGGTACAGCACCACAAGGTAACGAAGCCTGTGCTGCCTTTGGTAGACTTTGGGTAGCTGACGTTACAGGAAACAAGCATACGCTGTTTTTTAGCGATAGTTTGAACGGACACGCCTGGACAGGGGGTAGCTCTGGCTCACTAGACTTGACTACAGTTTTTCCTGAAGGGTTTGATGAAATAGTTGCTATTAGAGAGTTTAATAACTTTCTAGTTATTTTTTGTAAGAGAAGTATTTTAATTTACTCTGGCGCTGCTTCTCCATCTAGTATGACACTATCTGATGTTATTACAGGTATTGGATGTATTGCTAGAGACAGTGTACAGGCCATAGGCACAGATTTAATTTTCTTATCTGACTCTGGTCTTCGTAGCTTAGGCAGGACTATTCAAGAGAAGTCTAACCCTATCGGCAACGTGTCTAAGAACGTAAGAGACACAATGATGATTTCGGTTGACGCAGAAACAAAAAACATCAAGTCTGTGTACAGCCCAGAAGAATCTTTTTATCTTTTGTTCTTACCTACGTCCCTTGAAGTTTTTGTGTTTGACATGAGAGGCACACTTGAGGACGGCAGCTACAGGGCTACAACATGGGTAGGCGTGACTGTCCTATCAGGTGCTAGATTAACGGACGGAACAATATACCTTGGAAGTGCAAAAGGTATAAACGAATACGATGGGTTTCTGGATGACACAGATACCTACGTAATGAAGTATTTTACAAATCCTATGTCTTTTGGTGATCCTTCAAGAATCAAAATGTTGAAGGAAATATCTTTTACAGTCATAGGTGGCTCAGGTAGCCAAGTAGTTGGCAACTGGGGTTATGATTATACTGAGGGCTACAGTAAGCAAGCGTTTACCGTAGCAACAAGTTTAATCGCAGAATATGGCGTCTCTGAGTACAATGTCAGCACCTCTGAATACAGTGCAACTATTGTAATTGACGTAGCTAGGGTAAAAGCTACAGGCTCAGGCAAAGTCGCTACTATTGGAATAGAAGCAACAATCAATGGTGGCGCTTTGTCAATACAAGAGTTAAACACTGAAGCAATTTTAGGTAGACTAATCTAATGAGTAATTATACAAAAACAACAAACTTTGCAACCAAAGATTCTTTACCCTCTGGCAATGCTAATAAGATTGTCAAAGGCACAGAAATTGATACAGAGTTTAATAACATTGCAACTGCTGTAGCAACTAAAGCAGATACTGCTGGCCCTACGTTTACTGGCACGGTCACTATACCTACAGCGGATATTAACGGCGGTGCTATAGACGGTACGACTATTGGCGCGGCCAGTGCTTCCAGCATCGTAGGCACAACCATTGTAGCAAACACCAGCATCAACATTGCGGGTGACGGCGCTACTGTGACTGGCATCAAAGATGAAGACGATATGTCTTCCAACAGTGCTACTAAACTAGCTACTCAACAGTCAATCAAGGCATACGTAGACAGCCAAGTAACTGCACAGGACTTAGATGTTACTGACGGTTCGTCCAGCATTGACATTGACTTAGACAGTGAGTCTCTGGGCATTCTAGGCGGCACAGGGATTGATTCTACTGCGTCAGGCACTGGAGTAACTCTAGCAATAGACAGCACTGTAGCGACGCTTACAGGCTCTCAGACGCTGACTAATAAGACCCTGACTGCTCCTACGCTTACAGGAACAGCAGTTGTAGCTTCTTTGGACATCTCAGGTGACGTAGATGTTGACGGTACGTTAGAAACTGACGCACTGTCGATTAACAGCACTACAGTAACCAGTACAGCCGCTGAGCTTAATATCTTGGACGGTGTGACTGCCACTGCCTCTGAACTTAACATTTTAGATGGTGTCACTAGCACTACAGCAGAACTAAATATCTTAGATGGTGTTACAAGTACAACCGCTGAGTTGAATATCCTTGACGGTGTTACAGCAACTGCTTCTGAGTTGAACATAATGGACGGGGTTACTGCAAGCACAGCAGAACTAAACATTATGGATGGCGTTACGTCTACCACTGCTGAGCTAAATATCCTTGATGGTGTTACGTCTACAGCAGCAGAGCTAAACATCCTAGACGGCAAAGCATTTCTTGATGAAGACGATATGTCTTCTAATAGTGCTAC